ATAACGTCTACACAATTAGCCAGTCAGGAACGGGCAACCACTACGCGAAATTTTATGCTTTTGGTGATGACAGCACATGGACGGCTACGCAAAGTGGCAGCGGTAATCACAACGCCTATATAAAGTCGTGTGGCAACTGTAACAATAACGATGCAACCATCACGCAGAGTGGTTCAGGGAACAAAGACGGGGATATTGAATTCAGGAACAATCCCTCTGATAACTCAACGGTCAACCTGACACAATCAGGTAACGGCGCACACGTTGGGAATATACGAGTGGAGCAAGGAGATTACACAGTCAATGCAACTCAGACAGGAACCAGCGTGAAGAATTACACAGTCATATTAGATTGTACGTCGAGTTGTAATAAAACCGTTACAGTAAATCAATTTGATTAATGAAAATTGGTACAAAAATAGGTCTTGTTACCACGGTCCTTTTTACCTTCCCTCTTCTATTAAATTGGTCGGCGTTAGAAATTCTTCGTCTCAAAACTTTTGATGCTTTTATTACACAACCTACCCCTTCAGGGCACTTTGTAATACTTGATATTACTGAGGAAGACATAGCTCGTGAAGGAGGTTGGCCTTTTCCCAGGCACACGTTGGCTTCTCTTCAAGACAAACTTATAGGACAGGGGGCCCTGGGAGTTGGATGGGTAATATTGTTTCCTCAGCCTGATCGCTTTGGTGGGGATGAAGCTTTTGCTACAAGTCTTAGCCAGGGCATAAATGTATTAGCAATATCTGAGTATTCTAATGGTCAATATCCAGAAGTGGATAGAACCGTGATTCTTGGAGAAGATCCTTTATATTACACTTCCGCTCCCGGCTTCCTTGTAAATGTAGAGCAACTTACTGAATATGCTTTACAAGGCGCGGTCTCAGCGCCTACGGATGTAGACAATCTTATACGGCAAATACCTCTTATTTCTAGGGTTCCTGATGGTTGGATCGCTTCGTTTGCCACTCAAGTATTAAAGGCCCTTACAGTTACAATTAGCGGTGGAGAAGGAAGTTATCAAATTCGTACAAATGAAGACGGGATCGAAAGTATTAGAATTCCAGCTCTAGGAGTAATCCCTACAGATAGGTTTGGACGGAAGTGGATCTCTTGGGTAGATACCCCTACTACGTCATACCAAGATCCCCAGGTAGAGGATAAGTTTGTTTTTGTAGGAACAAGTGCTGCAGGTGTAATGCCTCAATTAGCCACTCCTGTAGGGCTACTAAATCCACATTACATTCAGGCAGCCTTGGCTGAAAGTCTTTTAATTGCAGATAGTCCAAGCATTCCAGGCAATCGTTTGTTATATGAGCTTGGGCTTCTCTTATTAGTCTGTACAATTACTATAGCATCTCTGCAGAAGTGTAATGTAACATGGTCAGCTGTAACTGTAGGCGGTATGTTACTTGGGCTTTATGGTACGGGTACTTATTTTATTGAACAAAATCAATTAGTTGATGTTACTTGGCCTGCTATTTGTTTACTATTGTTATCTGGAGAACAATTCTGGTTTAACTTCCGAGAGCAATATCTTCTGCGTCAACAGATAAAGAAACAGTTTGAACATTACCTAGACCCCAGACAGGTAAAGCGTTTGCAAGATAGTCCTGATTTATTAAAATTAGGGGGAGAAAAGAAAACAGCCACTTTCTTATTCACTGACGTTAGAGGATTTACTTCTATGTCAGAGAGCTTACCGCCTGAGCAAGTGACCTATATAATGAATAGAGTTCTTACTGCACAACAAGCAGCGGTGCAGAAACATGGCGGGATGGTGGACAAATACATCGGCGATGCCATGATGGCCATTTTTAATGCACCACTAGACCTAGTAAATCATCCTAATATAGCAGTGGATTGTGCTAAGGATATTCAGCAGAACATGTCGGATTTAAATACAGAACTACAAGCTAAAGGGTTGCCTCCCATAGCTATAGGTATTGGTATTAATACGGGAGAAGCTGTGATTGGTAATATGGGAAGTGACACAAGATTTGACTATACGGCCATCGGGGATGCAGTTAACACAGCGGCTAGGTTGGAGTCAGCAACTAAAGAAGCAGGAGCCGATATACTAATTGGAGAAAGTACTAAAAGCTTGTGCGGATACCGATTAAGGGAACTAGAGCCGATATACGTGAAAGGTAAGCAAAAACCCTTAAAAATATTTACTTTTTGATATATAATCAGGAATCAGCCATTGTGCTGCCGTTTACGAAGTTAGCTCTTTACTCGCAAACACGTGTAAACACTCCGGAGAAGCAATGGTGAGCGTTTCATTAGTTAAAAATCCTGCACTATCGTATCAGGAAGCTTGCGAATTTTTTGATTATAAAGAACACAAAATAAAATTCCAAAACAAAATTCAACAGTTTGAAGCAGCGATTACTAAATACTGTGAAGAAAACAATCACCAAGAATTAAACAGCCAAATGACAGGCCAGACTGAAGGCGCTGTTACGCATAACTTTGCAGACGGACAGTACATAAGACAAATAGTTATGCCTAAAGATTTAGTAGTCTCAACTAAAATTCACACTAAGAATCATCCTTTTTTTATTATGAAAGGTGAGGCGTCTATTTATAGTGCTAACGGTGTAGAACGTATAAAAGCACCTTTTCATGGAATAACAGAAGCAGGGACAAAAAGAGTATTATATATACATGAAGAATGTACTTTTATAACAGTACACAGAACAGACTGTTTAACAGTGGAAGACGTTCTTAATGAAGTTACTGTAGACGATTTTTGTGAGTTAAAACTAACAGGAATAGATACAAAACAAATAGACGACATTATGGAACAAATAACATGACTATGGCGTCAATAGCAACAGCCGTAGCTATTAATGTAGCAAGTGGTGCTATAAGCAGCAAGATCTCACCGGCAAAAGAACAAAAACGAGCGATTCCTGCGGGTACTTCTCCTTCTATAAGTCCTGGACCAATTATGGAAATAGCTCCTGTTGAGGGGAGTCAAGTCCAAGAGTTTGGGGACTTTACACTGGACAATATGAGTGAGCCTGAGTCTTCAGCAGAAGCAGAGTATATTTTACAAGTTTTAGCTGAAGCAGGAATAGATCCAAATATTTTAAGTGAGTATGGAATAGCAGGGATGCATTTGGGGGGTTATTTAAGCAGGGCTAATGGTGGAGGGCTTTTATCCTTACTAAGTGAAAAAGGTGCGGATGAAGACCTTCTTGACTTTCTAAGAAAGCATGGGATTATTGCTGGAGATAAACCTGAAATAACCTCAGATATTCTTGAAGTAGATTTTTCGGAAATAGAACAACCTAAGCCTGAAGATTTATTTGAAAAATCAATGTTCGCTGATTTTCAAGGAGCTCCTCCTGAAGCTCCTGAACTAGGGCCTCTGACAAGTCAACTACAGTTTCGTGACTACAATGTAACGCCTACGGTTCATCCCCCAGGGACATTCGAAGCCCCCGAACCTAATATGCTCGAAAAAACGCAGGCTTGGGTAGATAGTCAAGACCCTATGGTTTCTGATGCAATTTATAAGGGTTTAGGTAGCGTAGGTACCGCCATCTTTAATAGATTATTCGGTGACGATGAAGAACCTAAAGGCAGCAGGGTTAAAACCCAAACACTTCCTGCTGGAAACTCAAATAGAAGAAGGGCAGCTTATAAACCAATTGTTGGTTCTTCCGTTTCTTTTGCTGACGGAGGTTCAGTCTTAAAAAGACCAATGTTCATGCCCTCTGGAGGCGCTATGTACGGTCCAGGAAGTTCAAAAGATGATCTAATACCTGTTATGGCGAGTAACGGCGAGTATATGCTTTCTAAAGCAGCGGTTGATGCAGCAGGCGACGGAAGTCATGCACAAGGGATAGCACGACTAGACACTTTTAATAAAATGGGGAATATGAGATATGGCTAGTAGAGAAGAGCAAGAATATTCCAGTCAAGCTCCTGCCCCGTATATAGGGCAGTTTCTACAAAAGGGTATATTCCCCTATGCCCAACAGTTTTTACAACAACAGTTCCAAAACTACGGGCAAGCGGATTCTAGTCCGTTTACCTATACAGGACAAAGAGTCGCTGGTTTTGATCCAAGGGAACAATATGGTATGCAACTTGCTGATCAAGCGATTGGCAGTTATAGACCTTATTTAGGGCAACAAGCGGGTTTATTGGATGAAGCAGCACGCTTTACCAAAGGAGGAATGGGTAGAGGGGTAAGAGAAATAACCCGTGGTTTAGGAAGAGGACGTGGATTAACAGGAGAAGCGACAGGTTTAACAAGAGGGGCTCAGTTTACCCAACCAGGATTAGGTGATTTTCAGGGGTCTTTGCCTGAATATGGTGGTGCAAGAGGTGGTTTAGGCAGAGCAGAACGAAGCGGTTATCGTTCTACTAGGGGCTTTGACCCCAGAGGTATTGGCCGTTTTTATGATCCTTTTGAAGAAGATGTGGTTCAACAAACCTTGACAGATGTAAGAGAGGGATTGTCTAAGGGTGATATGGCACTTAGAGATGAAGCCGTAAGCAGCGGTGCTTTTGGTGGTGCGCGTTCTCGATTACGACGTGGGGAATTAGCAGGAGATGTTGCTCGAGGAGCAGCAGAAGCGATTGGTGGAATACGTTCAGGGGGCTATCGAGATGCTGCGGGTAGAGCGCAACAAGCATTTGAAGCACAACAAGGCAGAATGGCAGGGTTGGGAGGTTTGCAATCTCAATTAGCGGAGATGGAAGGAGGTTTGGCAGGCGCTGAAGCTCAAGCCAAATTAGCCAGAGGAGAAGCATTAAACCAATCTGAACAAATGGCGGTTAACAACGCTATGCAAAGAGGACAACAACTAGGGCAATTTGGGCAACAACAGTTTGGCATGGGACTACAAGGTGGACAAGGGTTGGCAGGTTTAGGTTATTCAGGCGCACAAGGATTAGGACAAATAGGTCAACAATACGCTGGAATGGCTCAAGCCCTTCCAACACTGCAACAGCAAGATATTCAAGGAATGATGGGCATGGGGGGGCTAGGCAGAGGCAGAGAACAATCCTTGATGGATCTCAATTACCAAAACTTTGTTGGCCAATACAACTTACCCATGCAAACCTTACAAAACGTTGGTGCGCTTACTGCTTCTCTTGGACCAATGGCGGGAGGTTACGGTTATGCGGGTGGAAGTCCTACAACAAACATGAACTATGCTCCGACAGGACCGATTGGTCCAGGGTTGCAACCACCGCAAGGGCAAGGACCGACTGGTCCAGCGATGGGCTCGGCGGTACCTTCAATCGCCAGGTGGAATGGGGGGACCTCTAGCGGGGCTGGAGGGTTGCAACCACAAGCAGCACAGCCTGGAATTCCGTCGCTTTATAGCGGTAATGCGGGGGCGTGGTAACTTAATATGGCTGATTATTTACCTTTTCCAACCTTTGGTGGTCAACAACAGGGCAGTGGTATTACTGCTGTACAACTTCCTGCATCAGCGATGCGGTTTCCTTCGACTAGTTATACTCCTAGACAAAAAGTACCTGAGCCTGATCCAATAGAAACAATAGCTCCCTTTTTACCTTTAGTTACTGAGGGCATTATGGGGCTGTTTCAAGATGAACCTGAGAAACTGACTAGAGAAGCTTACCTAGAAAAGATCGGAGGACTTAAAAAGGCAGAAGAGGACGGGGCTCTAACTTTACAGAAGGTATTATATAATCAAAAGCAAGAAGCTCGAGCGGATGCTTATGAACTTTACGGAGAGCGTACAGAAAGAGAAACCTTTGGTTTAGGTGATATAGCCCATATTGTTGCTGCTAGTCAAATGGGTAGAGGAGCAGAAGATTATGCTAGCACCTATTTTGCTATTAAAAAAGCTGAAGAAACTGCCAGATTAGCTACTCAAACGGGCAGAGGAACTTACTTAAACAAAGCCCTTGAGGAAGTAGATAACCTGACTTATAAGGTATTCGAAGACGCAGACGCAGCTGCTCTTGGTGTTGATGATCGTCGCAGTGGATTTAGTGATCCCAGAGGCGAAGCTTATGTAATGAATAACGATAGAACAGGGTACGTTAACATAAAAGACTTGGCAGGAAACTGGATAGAACAAAAATATGAAGGAGCAACCCTAACTGAGCAGTTAAAAAACCCAGATCTTGTTCAACTAAGAGAGCTAGATAAAGCGGCTGCTACTAAAGATTCAGCATCATTGGGGATGCTTGATGCAGCAAACGAACTTATCGCTTTCCTGGATCAAGCTGTTAGAGATGATACACAAAACCCACTTACCACAGTAGCCGATATAGCTAACATAATGAACAGTGTGTCATCTAACGTACACCAAGTGATGAGTTGGATGGGAAGAGGGGATACGGCAGCAGCCTTTGCAGATGCTACTGGAAGCGGTGAACTGGGAGGGTCTGGCGTATTAGCAGGAGAATTATATAAAGCACTGGAGGGAGGAAATCCACAACTAATTGATATCGCTATGAGTAATTTTGAAGAAGCTAATGCAATCAGTTTTGAAAATAAATTAGGGCAGGTTGCGTATAATAATGTAAGAGTTAGAGGGATTATGTTGCAGTTAGCTTATATGGCAGCAGCGGCTAACCAACAAACGGGTAGAACCTTATCTGATAAAGACTTAGCGTTCCACTTAGATATGGTGGGTTTTGGCTCTACACAAAAACCGGCAACAGCTAGACATAATTTGATATCTTTTATAGATACTGTAATCGATTCATCGGATACTCTAATACAAGGAAGTATTTCTAAGCATAGAATGGGAAGGATTTGGCCGACAGATGACGATAATTTTACTGCTATTCTCTCGGGATATTGGATTCCAGATACCATAGAAAATGAAGAAGGACAAATTGTTCATGATTGGGGTTCAGCTGACTTCAGAACTTTTTACAGCCGCCACGGTAACATGCCTGCTGTTAAGAAGTGGAGAGTGCATGGCAGAATTCCACCTCCAGGGCAAGCGGAGGTTGGAACAGGAACAGGAACAGGGGTTATATCGACTGATACAGCAGCTGATGCTCAGGGTATAGACTCAATAAACCGAAAAATTGACCCCTCCCTAGTTCCTTAATCATGGCATACACTCCAGAACAAGAAGAATTTTTCGCGTATAGGGACGCAGAAGCTGAGAAGCTTGGAGACGCTACGTTACCAGCCAACCCTAACCTTCCGATTCGGAATTACTTATCTTTCTTAGAAAGAAAATACGCAGTTTACGATTGGGAAGAAAGTGAAGTCAGGACGAGGGCGGAAGCATTATTTAATGCGGAAGAAATGGCCGATATTAATCGGGTAGTAGAGTCTATCGACTGGGAAAATAGGGTAAGTCGGTACAACAAACCCCCGATTGAACACGACATGGAGGTATTTTTTCCTGGTTGGGCAGAACAACAGAGGGAGTGGAAAGCAAATCAGGAGACTCTGAGGTCGGCCCGTGGATTTCCAGAAGATGCTTTCCTCCCTGATATGCCCTCTCCTTTTGGTCTAGAAAGGTCAGAACAACTAACTCGACGTGGTATTGATCCCCGTAAGGGAGTGCAAATTGATAATCTAGCAGATAGAAATTTGTTTAAATTAAAACTTGCTCTTAGTCCACGTAACAGCATCCTAAGAGATGTTGAACATGCAGGTAAAGAATATCTTGGAGAAGGAGAATATGTTTACCTTGACCCAACATTCCCTTCTTTAGGAGTCGGGTTTATACCTGAGGGAGAGGATGATATCCAGTTAATTAACACTGGTGGATTTAATGAGGAAGATGTTTATAACTTTTTACTACAAGAATTTCCTGCAGCAGCGGGGGATATAGCTTTAACTATTTACGGGGCTTCTAAGTTTAGTTCTCCAACCGGAATAACGGGTACAATTTTTGCTCAAGCAGCAAAAACATTAACTATGTCAGGACTGGCTGCAGTGGGCGCTGCGGGAGGAGATTTTTTACGATTAACAGCGGGGAAGGTTATAGGAGCTCATGATAGAGATCTTATGGAAATTCTAAAAGAATCCGGGATGATTGGTGCGTGGGCTTTTGCAGGAACAGGCACTATTGATCTTGCTCAACGCGCTATTCCTAAAGTTTGGAGACTAATGACTGGAACAGATGTACCACCAGCATTTTTTGAAAGAATAAGCGCCGCTCGTGCAGCAGCCGCCTCTCCTGAGTCTGCAACTGTTCCTCGTTTACTTTATGGAGATCCTGTATCAGTACAACGAATAAGAGACCAAATTCAGGAATTGACTGATCGGTACGGGGTGTTATTTAATCAAGAAGGAAAACCTCCAGGGTGGAACCCCACAATAGGAGCAAGAGCAGCAACACCAGAAGCCACTGATTTAGAACTTACGTTTTTAAAAAATGCTGATGATCCTAAATTAATGGAGCTGTATAGGGAAATTAAAGAAGGTAATCAAATAGTTATACAGGAATTCTTAGATGTATTACGAGAAAAAGTTGGACCAGCTATTAGTGGAATCGATAGCGTAACAAGTGCAGAGCTTTCAAAGGGTCTTCAATCGTTAGCTCAAAAAGATCTTGATGATCTTATAAATCAAATGGATGGGATACTTGATAAAGTAAGAACACAAGCTCTCCAGGGGCAAGGAGCTGATGCAGCTGTTGCTGGAAGTATAATTAGAGACGTTGCTGATGACGAGGCTAGTGGTACTTTATTTCCAAGAGTGCAAAGAAAGATTAGAGAGATAAGAGATGCATATCTAGAACCGGTTAATGCTAATTGGAATAAAGCTCTAGGAAACCCTCGTTATGCAAATACAGCAACAGGTTCAGGGCAAACACGAGAGCCAGCCGAAGCCTGGATAAAAGCGAGAGAAGGCGAAGCTAAGGCTTTACTTGCTTCAGCTGAGACTGATGAAGCAGTTTCCTTATTATATCAGCAACGTCTAGGAGGGAGTAATGAAACCCTAAGAAGGTTACAAGGTCTTGCCCGTGAAGGAAATATAGATCCAAAAACTGGTAAACCTGGAATTACGGGAGGTAGGTTTGAAAGTCCTGAATTTTCTTTAGCAGAATTAAATTCAATGAGAGTTTCCTTAAACACCTTTGCTGGTGAAACTACTAATCAAACCGCACGAAAGCATGCACTAGATTTGATGTCGGGAATAGAAGAACAAATGCATACGTTGGTGAAACAAAGTGCTTCTGAATCGTCAGGAATTCCTCTAACTCCTGCAAGAAAAACTGACCTAAATAAATGGATAGAAGATAATCAATGGGGAACCGATTTAATAGACGCGTGGACTGCTCAAAAAGAAGCGTATCAACTTGGTAATACTGCAGCAATAAAATCTCTATTACAACAAGAACGCCCTGAAGCTGTTGCTGCTTATCTATTCGATACTTCAGTTAAAGGCAGTGCAGTAAATACACCTGTTGAACAGCTAATGATTTTATTAAGACAGGAAGGCGCTAATGAAATAATACCATTACAAGAGGGGCTTGCAGCCTATATACAAAGAGTAATATTTGACGCCCCTGGTTTAACTACTCGAAGAAAAGCTATAAATTTTGGAAAGTTTGTAAAAGAACATGAGGGAGTGTTAAAATCTGTTTTTGGTGAAGAAGAGTACGCACGGCGTTTTAATAGAGGCCCAAGAAAATTTCAAGAAAATGTGATTGAGGAGTTACAAAGAAGAGAAGTTGTTATAAAGAGACTAAAAGACCAGTTTAATTTGGCAGGAGCGGAAGGTAATGAAGTAACCAATATCGTTGAAAGTATCTTAACTGCAGGTAAAACAGCTCAACAATCTGGGAGCATTTTAGAGGATATTGGGTATCTTACCAACCTCGTAAAAGATTATCCAGAATTACAAGCACAAATCTCTCAAGTTACTAAACGATTTATAATCCAAGATATAGTAACAAGTAGGCGAGGGGGAGGTTCTACTCTAAACATTCAGAGATTAGATGACTTACTTAATAAAGGTTTTGGACCTATCCAAATTACAGGTGATAAATTAACTTTTGAGAATTTCATAACACCTTTGTTAGGTGATGAAATAGGACCAGAGTTCATAAGGAATTTGGAAGTTTTAAATAGTCTAGCTCAAAGAGAGGCAGGAGCGGAAAGTTTAGATATATTAGGAAGTCCTTTCTCTAGGGGAGAATTTGGTCCAGGCAGTCCTATAGAGGGCGCTAGAATTATAATGAAAATGCTGATTAAACCGCTAACACAACTTGGAAGAAGAGCAACAGCTCTTACAACTAGAGCTGCAGATCGTGCACGTACCTTTATAGGTCACATGTTGTTAGATGAAGAGTTATTCAATAAGACAATGCGGTATGCACAAGGTAGGGTAAGTAGGCAAAACTTTATAAGATATTTATCTGCTCACCATTTTGTTGCCGCTCAAGATTTAGGCAATGAATTGAAGTATTACGATACAGAGGAAAAAGTACAAAAAACTCCACCATCTCGAACCACATTCGAGGATTTTATAGGGTTAGGTGCTGAGATGACTGGAAGATCATTAGACTATCCTAATAGATTATTAGACCTTTGGTATGGGGAGCCAGATTAAATGCCGTTAGCCAGACCAAGCAGAAGTGATTTTGGATCTCGTGATGAAGGCGGGCACTATGACTACAGGGATGCTCTAAGGGAGTGGCAAGCTGAGCAAAACAGACCTGCGCCTCAAACGCCGGTAATGCAGCCACCAGCACTATCTCCAGAGGACAGGGCGGCAGTGCTGGGGCCATGGAATCCAGAGGATTGGATAATGAATGCCAGTGGATTGTCTCAGCAGCCTCCACAGCCACAACCTACGCAACCACCAGCTAACCCATACAGAACTGTTTTAAATTTAGACCCTAATGGAGCCTCTAGACCAAGCAGAGGTAGCTTTGGCTCTAGTGACGAAGGCGGTCATATTGAGTATAGGGATGCGCTGAGAGCATGGCAAGCAAGACAAGAAGCTAATGAAGCTGCTAATACGGCTACAGACCAATACGAAGCGGATATTGCTCTTTTTAAGGACTCTCAAGCAACTGAGCTAGAGCAAGGAATTGCTTCACTTCCTGGGATATCAGATCTATCACAAGTACCCGCTGTCTCTGGGGGTATTAATTCAATCCCATACAAACCTTCGTACACGCATGAAATAGCTGCAGAACGACCCAAGAGACCAAGAAGAAGTGATTACGATTCTGATGATGAGTCGGCTAAATGGGACTATAGGGGCGATTTAAGGGATTGGGAGGAAGAGTGGGGGACTCCATCGCCTTTTACACAGCCGCAACCGCCCCCCGATCAAACGATGCCTGTACCGCAACCTGATCCAGGGGTACCTTACGACCCTCCCCCTATAAACTATTACACAGGGCAACCAGTTAGAAACCCCTACACCCCCTATTCAACGGCTAGTGGAGCAGCACCTTTAACAAGGAAAATGACTCCCGGACAGTTTGGGCAAACTCCAGGGTTTGCAATGGGGGACATAGCTCCTATTCAAGGAAGTCAAGTTGCAGATTTTAATGATGTTTTAAACCAAGGTATTTCAATGTTGCCGATGAATGGGCAAGGTGATACACTTACAACGCAGGTTTTCCAAAGCGGATTCCGTCCCCACAGGAGAAAGTAATGGCAGGTATAGAGGATTTAACAAATATAATGATGGCAGGTGGGAGAGGTGATGTGCCTCCGCCAGGTGGAATGGGTGGTCCTCCTCCAGGTGGAGTGGGTGGACCTCCGCCAGGTGGTATGGGGGGACCTCCGATGGACCCTGGAATGGGTGGACCTCCGCCAGGTGGAATGGGGGGACCTCCGATGGGCCCTGGAATAGGTGAGATGGCAGTGGCAGGGGGATCTCCGATGGGGGGGCCTCCCGCAGATATAGAACAAGACTCTGCCATGTTAGCGGAAGCTGTGGTTGAGAGAGCACAAGGAGATATAGGCCAAGCTATTGCTGTTTTGGATACCGCTAAAGCTATGCTAGTTGCTAGTGCTGAGCAACCACCAATGAATGGAATGGGTGGTCCGCCTATGGGTGGTCCACCTCCAGGTGGAATGGGGGGTCCGCCTATGCAAGCAGCCTATGGTAGACCTCTCATGAGGAGGGGCGGTGGGCCACTGTATCGTGAACACGGCGGTGGGATGTCTGAATCCGATATACTAAGACAGATGGTTATGGGCAACTTACAAGAAGGTAGAGCGCCTTCTGATAGGGGTGTAGCTTTTCATTCAGAAATGCTAAGGAAGGCGCTAGGTCAAGGTCAAACAGGTAGAACCTTATCTGATAAAGACTTAGCTTCTCTCTTAGATATGATAGGTCAAGGTCAAACAGGTAGAGCGCCTTCTGATAGGGATACGGGTCAAACAGGTAGAGCGCCTTCTGATAAGGATAGAGCGTTAAAACGTTTAATGAAGTATAGAAGCTCTTAGCCTATCCAGTCTTTCCATTTTTCATCACCTAAGACTTCTTGGGCTAAATTTAATTTATTGCGCAAGGCTTTTACAATCTTTTCATCGACTGTGCCCTTAGAAACAAGGTCTATGTAGGTGACTTTATTGGTTTGCCCTATTCGATGAGCACGATCCTCGGACTGTAATCGTTTCTCTAGGTCATAGTTGTTAGAATAATAAATAACATTACTGGCTTGCGTTAACGTGATACCGTACCCACCGGTTTGCACGTTACTAACTAAGTATTGTAAAGGTGAGTCCGGGTCTTGAAACCTAGTGATTACCTTTTGCCTTTCATCATCAGGCGTATCACCATAATAAGTGGCAACACTATCCGCCCCTACTGTGTTTTGTAGAGTCTTTAATATGCGTTTAATGTCGTAACGATAGTTCGCCCAAATAATTGTTTTGCCTTGTGTTTCTGCCAAAACATCCAGTAAAGCATCTAGCCGATTGTTTTTAATCTCCACTTCTTCATTATTATCATGCTTTACAAACCCACAAACCACCTGATGTAATCTTAAAATCTGTGTGAGTATAGAAGAAACACTCACCGTTTCGTGAGACTCTAGTTCAGCTATTGCATAGTCTTTTAATTCCTTGTAAATCCTCTTTTGCTCAGGAGTCAGGATAACTTCTCTTTTTTGATAAACCTTATCAGGTAGGTCTAAGCATTCTTTTTTCAAAATCCTGTAAGAAAAATCACTAAGACGAGTGGTTAGTTCTTCAAGGTTCTGATACCCTGTTACTTGCCTAAAGGTTCGTTGTCCTATCTTTCTATTAAATAGTTTCGCGTAACGATTTTGAAAGGAATAAAAAGAATCGTAACCAAGTAATTCCTTAGATAGAAAGGCACTTTGACTATATAAATCTAAAGGAGACTGAGCAATAGGGCATCCTGTCAAGATTCTACGATACTTGGCATTAACGCCAAGCTTTAACAAATTCTTGGTGCGTTGGGCTTTGGGGTTTTTAATAGTGGTGGATTCATCAACCGCCATTAACACATCATTGCACCTAATAAATTTTTCTACAAAATTTACTCCTTTCTTCGTGCTAAATGCATCAACGTTAATAACCAATATTTTTAAATCAGCCCCTACTTCAAATAAATCAAGTAATGCTTTCTTTTGTTTCTTATTAGGTGCTGGATTCCACACCACAATTCGCTTTTCCACATGATCCGGCATGTGAATTGGTATTTCTTTCTCAGACCAGTTTCGGTATACCCCTTTGGGAGCAATGATTATTGCAGCATTAATCCCTCCTCGATCATATAGGAGGGCTATATTATCTATAAGGACTTTTGACTTACCAGTCCCCATTTCCATGAAATAAGCATACTCACGTTTATTCCATGATTTAGATAATGCCAAGAGCTGATGCTTGTATGGCTTTGTCTTAAATTTGTGTTTCATACTAACCCTTTCTAATTTCTAAGTGAGATTATATATTACAAACTACTTAACTTATAGCCCAAGATAATAGATTGCTCATGCCCTCTAATAGTGTTACCTCCTCTAGAACTCTGTGTTTTATCGTAATCAGTATTACTTTATTAGTATTATTGGGAGCTCTCAAAAATTTTTCTGGAAAACTTTTTTAATTCTAAAATATCCTATATCGGTAATAGGGCTTTACTTTGCCTTAGGTCATATATATAGTATTAACCTTCCTAGAAATAAGAAAGGAGAAAAAAGTTGACAGTATATGTTGTACAGGAAGTTCCAGGACGAAACATTGCGTCTGCAAGACAATATGGGGATTTAGAAGTTCTGTTACCTTCTAACGCTCAAATTATGTTGAGTGCGTCACCTTCAGTTCGTAGAATGAAAAGTCTCTTACATGACTATAAAGAAGGGGATTATCTATTATTAATAGGTGATCCTGCTGCTATAGGTGTGGCATGCTCTCTTGCTGCATTTTATAACAGAGGCAAATATAGTGTGTTGAAATGGGACAGGCAGGAGGGTATTTATTATCCTGTCGATATTGATTTATACCAGAAAGGAGAAATAGATGGATCAGAAAAAGCCCACCTTTGAGGACTTAGTCGGCACAAATGACGTTCAGGAATGGACTAATAATGTTTCTGATGGAGAACTCTCTAAGGTTTCTAATTTAGCTAATAAACAACTAGAACTCTCTGTGCAAGTATCAGAGTTAGAGGCTAAGTTAAAAGCTAAGAAAGAAGAATTTCGTTTGACTTCGGAGCAAGAGCTGCCTGATGCGATGCAGTCCGTAGGGCTCACTCAAATAACACTCAGTACAGGAGAGAAAATCTCTATTAATGAGTTTTATAGCGCGCATATTTCTAAAGCAAACCAAGAAAAAGCGTATGAGTGGTTAGTGTCTAATGGGCATGAAGGACTTATAAAGAATGAGGTTCTTCTAAAGTTTGGACGTGAAGAAGTTGAGGTAGTTAATGAGACTGTTTCAGTTTTACAAGCCAGAGGACTATCCCCCGAAATACGTCAAAGTATTCACCCAAGTACACTGAAGGCTTTTGTTAAAGAGCAGTTTACTTCGGGGAATGACATACCAACTGAACCTTTTGGTATCTACATAGGTACTAAAGCTACTATTAAGAAGGACTAATATCATGGCAAAAAATCAACATGAAATAACTAAAACCAACACCACAGCACTAACCACGTTTGATGATTATTTATTGTCAAGTGGTACAGGGCTGGAGGACGCAACCGCAGAGGATTTTGCAATTCCTTTTATTAGAGTTTTACAGCCTCTATCCCCACAACTACAAAAACAAAACGGAAGTTATGTGGAGAATGCTAGTGCAGGAGACCTCTATAATACCGTTACAGGGAAAGTCCACGATGGAGAGAAAGGAATTCTAGTAGTTCCCTGTGCTTATAATAAAAAGTACATTGAGTGGATTCCTAGAGAAAAAGGTGGAGGATTGGTTAACGCTAACCACGACATCTCTATCCTAAGTGAATGCACAAGGGATCCAGAAAGTCGAAAATGGCACACTGTTGAAGGCAATGAGATTGTGGAAACGGCTCAGTTTTTTATTCTCGTGGTTTCTGAAGGCGTTCCTCAGCAAGCGGTACTTGCTTTAACCTCTACACAGTTAGGTGTTTCTAGGAAATGGTTAACGATGTTGAGAATGGCTAGAGTACAAAACTCTGCAGGGAATTCTGTGGAAGCTCCTATGTTTGCTTACACCTATAGGCTCACTTCCACTGTAATGTCTAACGACAAAGGTAGTTGGAACTCTTACAGTATTAACCAAGAAGACCCAACAGACATAAATCATGCCATGTTGGCTAGGGACTTTATGTCGGCTGCTAGGTCTGGAAGCGTTGAGGTAAAGCAAGAACAGCAAAGTGATATTGCTAATGACATTATCTAGAAAGGAGATACTGTATGTCGTTGGCAGAGGAATTTGCTGTACGCTATGCTGGATTACGTCAAGCGTATGGAACTTTCACAGCTAACAACGAAACAAGAGAAGATGGAAAGGCAAGTGGTAAAAACATTACTATATCTAAGGAGTTGTCTGATAACGACTTATTGAAGTTGTGGGAAGACCATTTGTCTGGTCATCAAAGCGTAGGTCTTGTGGCTATTGATGAGAACAATAGTTGTGTCTGGGGAGCTATTGACGTTGACGAGTATGACATAGATCTAAAAGATCTAGCGATTAAAGTTGCTAAACAAAAATTACCCTTAATCTTATGTCGTAGTAAAAGTGGCGGAGCACATCTTTATATATTCTTAGTTGAACCTGTAGCAGCTTCGATGTTACAGAGAAAACTAAGACAGATTGCTGCGGCTATAGGTTACGGACAAACAGAGATCTTTCCTAAACAAACACAGTTACTGCTAGATCGTGGGGATAGAGGCAGTACCCTCAATATGCCTTATTTCGGGGGGGAACATTCTACTCGATACGCTTACGGTAAAGATGGGGAAGTACTGAGTCCACAAGAATTTTTAAACTATGCCAAAGAATTAGAACTAAGCTCTAGTGCATTAGAGCGTTTAGAGGCGAGTCCTTTAAATGAAACATTAGGCTGGTTAGACCAAGCCCCTCCCTGTATACAACACTTAGCTGTTCAAGGATTTCCTAAAGGATCAAGAAACTCTGGTCTATTTAATGTAGGCGTCTTTTTAAGAAAGAAATACCCTGATGATTGGGAGAAAAAGTTAGAGGACGTCAACATAAAGCATATGCAGCCTCCATTAGGAGCTCAAGAAGTTCTAACAGTTGGGAAACAATTACAAAGAAAAGATTATTTTTATAAGTGTAATGACCAACCCATAGCTAGCCATTGTAATAGCCCCTTATGTAGGACTCGTAAGTTTGGCATTGGAGCTAATGGGGGGACCCCTCTGTTTAGTAATCTTACAAAACAAGACAGTGACCCCCCCATTTGGTTCCTGGATGTGGAAGGCGGTCGATTAGAGCTAGAGACCGATGACCTATTAAACCAAAATAGATTTCAACGTAAGTGCATGGATGCCTTAAACAAAATACCTCCCAAAGTAAAAGAAAATGTTTGGCGACAGATAATACAGCAGTTGCTTGATACGTTAACCGTGGTTGAGGTGCCGAAAGAAAGTTCTACAGAGGGCCATTTTATGGAGCTGTTAGAATCTTATTGTACTGAACGACCTGCCAGAGAAAAAGACGAGCTACTACTACATAAACCATGGACCCACAACGGCAAAACTTATTTTAGGTTAATGGATTTAATGGAGTACCTACATAGAAACAACTTTAAAGAATACCCAAGAAACAAACTAACTTCTAAATTAAAACAACTACAAGGAAAACCTCACTTTTTCAACATAAAAGGCAAAGGGGTGAATGTTTGGTTCATAGAGGAGTTTAAGGCACAAGAAGAATCTCATGACTTACCAGAGTTTAACGATAATTTATTATGAAGATTTTTGCTAAGAAAGTATTTCAAGATGATGCCCCCAACATCACTACTTGGGATCATCCAACGATCAGATCATTTGATGGTAAAACAGTTTACGGTAGACCAACAAAAGGCTATGGAGTTTCTAAGTTTAATTATGCAGGAAAACTATACAATCCTGAGCCTTGGACACTGTCGATGAAGCAAATTAAAGATAAGGCTGAAAGATGGGCTTCTGAAGTAATGAAGAGGCCAATCGAATTTACTTTCTGTTTATGTGGTTTATATGAGACAGGGGAGGCATGGGTTCCTCACCATTCTGATACTGTCCCTACATTAGATGACGTTGTTTTAGGTATTTCATTTGGAGGTACGAGAATTCTCGAGTGGAATGAGTACCCCTTTACTATAAAAGCAGACACTAACACTAGTGAAGTGTATAAAAGTCTCTTAGAGAAAGAAGATCAGGAAACAACCCGTTTCTTGTTAGAAGAAGGGGACGTGTATATGTTTGATGGCTACTCTCAAATGACCTCTACTCATTCGATTCCTTCTTTGAGGAATTTCGGGTGTAGGAGTCGAATTAGCTTAACCTTTAGAAGTGGTCTATGACCTTACCTAGTCACACACAAGTTATTCTTGGCCCCCCTGGAACAGGCAAGACCAGCACGTTGCTTAGTCTCATAGAGGATGAGTTGGAAAGTGGAACAGAACCTGAGAATATTGGTTTTTTTACATTCACCAGAAAAGCAGTAAAAGAAGGAAAACAAAGAGCTATAAATAAATTCAATATTAGTGACAAAAGCTTGCCCTTCTTCAGAACATTACACTCATTAGCGTTTAGGCAGTTAGGGCTCACGAGGGAAAGCGTAGTAGGTCATGCAGATATAAAAGATTTGAATGAAAAGCTCAATATAAGACTAACAGGTAGAACCACCTCGAACGATGGACATTTATTTGGCATGACTCATGATGATCGACTAGCGTTCATAGAAAATCTTGCTAGGATGCGTAATGTGCCATTAAAGCAGCAATGGCATGAGGTAGAGGATGCTGTAGGATGGTTTGAATTAGAGCGATTTGCCAGAGGTTTAAGATTATTTAAAAAAGACAGACTGCTCGTGGACTATACGGACATGCTCTGTAAGTTTCTAAACGAAGGGGATGTTCCTTCACTCGATGTTATGTTCGTAGACGAAGCTCAAGACTTGTCTCCCTTACAGTGGGCCGTGGTTCGAAAACTCGCAGAGAAAGCTAAGAAAATCTATGTGGCAGGAGACGATGACCAAGCTATTTATAAGTGGGCAGGAGCTGACGTTGACTACCTAATAGATAATTCTAAAAATGCCATGGTATTAAAACAGTCTTATCGAGTGCCATCGGCAGTTCATGAATTAGCTATCCAATGTATAGGACAGGTTCGATCCAGGATATATAAAGAATGGACACCTAGAAAAGAAGAAGGACTAGTGCGTTGGGAGCCTACCATCGAGCTAGTAAATATGGAAAAAGGAGATTGGCTAGTTCTGGCTAGGACAAATTATCTACTAGAAGACATTGATGAGTATTGCAGAAATGAAGGATGGTTTTTTGAAGTAAAAGGTAGGCCAAGTATCTCGGAAGCAAAGGTTAGGGCTGTTATTTTTTGGGAACGACTAAGAAATGGAGAAACAGTCACTTTAACTGAGTGCGCTAATATATTGAAACACATAAAAGTCAATAACCCTAAGAAATTAGATTTATTAGACTCTACTCTGTTACTCCAATACCAAGACTTAAAAAGTCATTTCCCTGATCTACCAGATGGTTATTGGTATGACGTTTTTACTTTATTGAATCCTAGTGAAATTAGTTACATAAGAGCAATGCTGCGTAGAGGAGAGAAGATAACTAAACAACCCAGAATACGTCTGTCCACTATTCATGCTGCTAAGGGCGGTGAAGCAACCAATGTTGTATTACTAACCGACATCACAACTCGAGTGTATAAAAACTATCAACAAAACCCTGATGATGAAAACAGAGTGTTTTATGTTGGGATAACAAGAACCAAAGAAAATTTATATTTAATTGAACCTAAGTCAACTCGCTGCTATCAATTATGATAGTCCTTTACTTTGTATATAGAAGTAAAGTATATTAAGCAGTAAGAAAGGATAAAATAATGTCATCTATTAGAAAGAAATTAACTGTCAACGAAAACGACAGTAAAAACACTAGAATGGACATAGCTAGTGCAGGAGTATTAGCAAACTGGAGACCTGATGAACTAGCTCATATCAGTCGTTACGACAAGATTGCTTCTATGTGTATAGAAGAAGCTAAACGGTTAGACAGACCATTGGAAACTCTTGAGGTAGGCTGTGGGGGATGTTGGGTGCTAAGGAACCTGTACAAAGCCTATGTCATAAAGAAATCCGATGTTATTTCTTCCTATATTGGTTACGACATAGACCCCGCTTGTGAATTAGAAAACCCATTCTGGTCTAATGGAGGAGGTTCTTTAGAAGAATCAACGTGGTTTAAGAATTTCAATGGTGAAATAAGGATACAAGACGTAACCCTTATAAGAGACCCTAAAAATCCTAAGCAAGTTTTTGATATTCCTGATGAAAGCAAAGATTTTTTCTGGACTACCGAAGTTATTGAACATATGGGTAGGGAATTTGTTGGCCCATGGCTAGAAGATGCAGCTAGAGCAATGAGACCCAACGCATTAGCTTTTGTCTCCTGTCCTAATCACGATGGCTCTAGAGACAAACTCCCTGAAGACCATGTGTATGAGTGGGGGTTCGAAGAACTTAAACAGGAGCTGGAAAGAAACTTCATTATTGAAGATGTTACAGGAACCTTCATACAGCTGCCAAATTTAAGAAAAGCCATGCGAGAACAGAAAGAACCTACCATTGACGAAATCCCAATATACAGTAATGTTAAAAGATTCCCTAGATCATGGTCAGATGAGCAGTTAGAAATGATCCAGTCTAGATACGGTAGACAGTTTCTACGTGTGGTTGCAGCAGCTCCTTACCCTGAGTACTCTAACAATTGTTCTTGGGTATTAAGGAAAAAGTAATGGTAGATTTCCTTGAAGAAGAACTCCGCCGTTACTGTTATTGGCAAACCGAACGAGAGAGTATTAGGATCAAAAAAGAAGAACATGGGCTTCCTGCCCCCTGGACAGATGATCCTATCTTGCAAGATTTTAAGTTTTGTCAAGTGTTTCGAGAGGATGATAGAACTACTAGGTGGTTTAGAGAATACATTAGAGCTCCCCTAGGACATGACCCGAGCGTACTTATGGCTACGGTTATTTTTCGATGGTTTAATTTCATCGACACAGGTAGAACTTTAATAAAGCATGACCTTCACCTAAAGTGGAATAGAAAAAAGGCTATTGAAGAAATTACCAAACAAGATAAATGGGTTACAGGTTCTTATATTATCAAAACACCTAATGGTATGGATAAGGTTACAGGCGTGGCTGAATGTATTTCCCATATGTGGGGGGATAGGTGGGCTATTGTTAATAAAATACTCACCCAGAACATGAACCTAAAGGAAACGTGGAAAATGCTTAAGGACTACCCTTACATGGGACCCTTCATGGCGTATGAGGTAGTGACTGATTTAAGACATACGTACTTATTAGAAAATGCTAATGATAAATTAACATGGGCTAATGCTGGTCCAGGAGCAATGAGAGGGCTGAACAGGCTCACGGGCAGAGAGTTAGGTTTCTCTAAACGTAGTCATGATTGGAATGGGGAAATGAATGCTCTATTCTCAAAAGTGACTGAAGCTGGACTAAATGATGATATTAGAGACTTGCGTAGATACCTACGGACTGATAAAGCTCCATACGCCCCCTTACACAGAAGCTCCATGAAGTATGAGATGCGTGAAATAGAGGGAGGGCTTTGTGAATTTGATAAATACTCTAGGATGGTTAAGGGAGAAGGAAGAACACGTTCTGTATATAAACAAAATAAGTATCCTTTAGTGGAAGGGTTGTTCGACCCTATATACGGTAGAAACCCTCATGAAAGTAATTAATGCACGAAATGTAAATGACGCTCTACTATTAGGGCTTGATTTATTTCAATTCAAGGGAAACTATAGAGTACAAGAAAGCCGAAATGGAACAACCTACGAAGCATTGGAGCCTGTAACAACTGTTTATAAAAATCCTCTTGAGAGAGTGTGCTTAATAAAACAAAGAGACGCTAATCCCTTCTTCCATTTTATAGAAAGCCTTTGGATGTTAGCGGGTCGTAATGATCTAAAACCATTAACCCAGTTGGTTAAAACCATGGAGGATTTTTCAGATGATGGAGAAATTTTATGGGGGGCTTACGGTTGGCGGTGGAGTAGTTATTTCTCAAGAGACCAAATAAACATAATCATTAAGATACTAAAAGAAAACCCTGAAGATAGACGAGCTGTTCTACAAATGTGGGATCCAGTGAAAGATTTAAATAGACAAGGGAAAGATGTTCCTTGCAACACGAACATTTACTTCAAGGTACGAGATAACAAGCTAAATATGACTGTCTGTAACAGGTCTAACGATATGTTGTGGGGGGCCTATGGCGCTAACGTTGTCCATATGTCAATACTACAGGAATATATGGCTTCCGCCATAGGTGTTGAGATAGGGGTTTATAGGCAAATCAGCGATAGTTTTCATGTGTATCTAAACGCTGTTTGGGATAAAGTTAAGGACATAAAGATAGACCCCCATTCCTTCAAGATGTTAAAAAACCCATACGATACATTTGAAACTCCCTATGAACATTTAGATTTATTTACCAACCCCGATATCTTGAAATGGGAACTAGATAGATTTTTTAGTATAAATAGATGGTTATCTGGAGGCACACTTCATCCCAATTATTTTGCCTTCACAGAAGGATGGGAAAATCCAGCACTCAAAAATATAGCAGTGCCGATGATGGGAGCCTACGCTTATTACAAAGAAAAAGATTTCAGTAATTCATACAGGATGCTTGATTTAATTAAAGCAATAGATTGGAAAACGGCTTGTCTTGATTGGATCCACAAAAGAGAAAAGTCATTTATTAACAAAACGGAGAAAGGAGAAACTCATGGTATCTAACTGGGAAAACATAAAAGGGATCGCTCAGAAAGACTTAGAGGCGCTTAGTCGAGCCCAATCGTCTTATGGGGACTCTTGGAGGCGTCGTGGAGGTATTGGAGCCTTCATGATGTTAGCACGTAAGTTTGATAGGATTGAACATCAATCTGAGAAACATGGTTGGAATGTATTTGAAGCTGGTGAAGTCTACAAAGGCGAAGCCGGTCTACTCGATGATATCAGAGACTTACGTAGATACCTACTATTGGTAGAGGATTTTATCTTAACCAACACTGCTGCAGAAATTGAAGATGAACTATCTAACATAGAAAGAGAGGAGGACTGATATGGGCTGGTGGAAAAAGTTAACTAAACTCTTTAATAAAGTCGATGAGGTAACGTATGTCAAAAGCAAGGAGAAAATTCTTGAAGAAGAAATGGAGAAAGCAGCGGTCTCTTTAAAGTCTCTTGACGATGCTGTTGAGCGTGGTGTGGTAACTGTTGAGAAGCCTGCTAAAAAGAAATCTACGAAAAAACCAAAAGGTAAAAGCACAAAAAACAAAAAGCCGAAATATAGGCACATAAGGCCATAGAAAGGAGAATATAAAGATGTACTACATCAAAAACAAAAAGAAAAGATGAGCCTACAAAACACCTTGTTTGCTCCCAAAAGTTCTTGGTCGGTACCTGACGTTTTTCCTCAGTTTTCTGAGACAGAAACTATAGCTATAGACTTGGAAACTTATGACCCTTATCTCACGACTTGTGGTCCAGGATGGGCTACAAGTCGTGGTCATGTGGTTGGCGTAGGAGTAGCAACAAAAGACTGGACTGGTTATTTTCCTATTCGTCATGAAGGGGGAGGTAACTTAGATGAAGGCATGGTTTTACGTTGGCTAACTAATCTACTTAGCTCTACAAAACGAGACGTTATATTCCATAACGCACTCTATGACGTAGGATGGTTGCGGAGAGAAGGGATCACTGTCAAGGGCAAAATACTCGATACCATCATTGCTGCTCCTTTAATCAATGAAAATAGGTTCTCTTATTCACTTGATAATTTAGGGCTTGTTTATTGTGATGAAAAGAAGGATGAATCTTTATTACAAGATGCAGCTTTGGCTTTTGGTATCAATCCGAAGTCTGAAATGTATAAGCTCCACGCCAAATATGTTGGACCTTATGGTGAGCAAGATGCAGCATTAACGTTAAAGCTATGGAATAAGTTGAAGCTAGAAATAGCGGAACAGGGTCTAGAAAAAATACTTGAAATGGAATCTGAGTTAATACCTCTCCTATTAGAGATGCGATGGAGAGGGGTTAGAGTAGATGAAGAAAAAGCAGAGGTGGTTAGTAAACAATTATCTACGGAAGAACAAAAAATACAGGTGGAGATAAAGCGTAAGTATGGCAATGATGTGAATCTATGGGCTAACGCTTCTCTACAAAAGATTTTTGAGAAGAATAATCTATGGTTCCCAAGGACCGAGAAAGGTATGGCTAGTTTTCAAAGGGATTGGCTAGAGAAACAGGAACATGAGCTTCCTCAGTTGATTGTACGAGCAAGAAAACTTAATAAGGCTAGAACTACGTTCATTGATAAAATGATAATGAACCATACTTTTAATGGTAGAATTCACGCTGAAGCTCACCCCATGCGTAATGATCGTGGGGGAACAGTTAGTGGTCGGTTTAGTTATAGCAACCCTAATCTACAACAAGTTCCTGCACGTGACCCAGAAATAGGTAATCTAATTCGATCCTTATTTATTCCAGAGGAAGGTTGCCAATGGGGAGTATTCGATTACTCTCAACAAGAACCCAGACTCATAGTTCATTACGCTCATCAAATGAACCTTACCGGAGCAAAAGAAGCCGTAGCTCTCTACACTGAGGACGCAGCTGACTTTCATCAAATTGTTGCAGATATGGCAAATATCCCACGCAAACAAGCTAAAACGATTAACTTAGGATTAAGCTATGGAATGGGCAAGGAAAAACTGATTAAAGAATTAGGGCTAAAGGATAATGAAGCAGAAGAACTATTTGAACAATACCACGCTAAAGTTCCCTTTATTCGAGCTCTACAAGATCAGTGTGCACGAGTAGCTATGGAGCGTGGCTACATTAAAACATTTGCGGGTAGACGGTGTCGTTTTAATCTATGGGAGAGTAGATACGAAAGGTCTCCCCCTTTACCATTAAAAGAGGCGAAAGAAAAATATGGAAATGGTCTGAAAAGGTCATACACATATAAAGCACTCAATCGTCTGATACAAGGGTCAGCTGCTGATATGACCAAGATAGCGATGATAGATTTGTGGAAGGAGGGAATAGTCCCTCATTTACAGGTTCATGATGAAGTTGATATTTCAATAGAAAGTACAGAACAAGCTAACACAGTAAAAAGAATAATGGAGAATTGTGTCAAACTTGCTATCCCTCTATTGGTGGATCAAGAACTAGGAGCGTCTTGGGGTGAAATAAAGGAAGTAAAGACATGAAAGGAATTTCTCAACAAAAAGCAAAAGAAAACTCCATTAGATATAGAGCCATGTATAGTCAATGGAGTGATTCAAACACCACACTGGAACAACTCGGAAAAGAATACGATGTTACCAAGCAACGTATGTGGCAAATAATTACACGTTGCAAACTGGGTAGTGGTGATTATTACTACGGAGTGCAAAAAGCTCGTAATAAATGGTCAGAGTTCAAGGAACTCTACTCCGATGTTAATCAAACACAAAGAGCGTTTAATGAATGGTTGGGTGAGAATGAGATCAAATTAATCTCAAATAATCAAAAAACAGCTCCGCACACAGGATGGGACTGGTAAACTATAAAAATATAGATTTTTCAAGGAATACGCTTTACCAGACGCTGCAGGTTAAACGATCAACTAGTAGGTAAGGGTAAGGGTTCGGATTTATATAAAACCCCAGAGACGCTTATAGATTAGCTTATACGGGATTTGTTCGATTTTACTCCCAAACAAGTGATATAGCTCCTCGAAACTAATTTCGATCCTTAAAACATGGCAAAAGAAAAGAATCTGTGGTTACTGTTAAGGGAAAATCTACCCAACATACATCTCCAAAGGATTGAAACAGGAATGACAGGTGCAGGAATTCCTGATGTTAACGGGTGTAGTAAGGGCAAAGAATTCTGGATAGAACTAAAAGAAATACACTCAGGAAATAAACTGACTCTACGCCCCATGCAAATCTCATGGTTAGCTAAACGAGCCTCACACGGTGGGCAAGTATTTGTAATGGTCAGAAAAAACAATGAGATTAAACTTTTCCATATAGACAGTCTCACAGGGATAAAAGATCTGGTCAAGGGGGGCTATAGCTCTAATGCTCTTCTAACATTGGCCATTCCCTACGACTGGAAAGCTCTGGCTACTGCTTTACTTTCGTAAGTTTGAACTTTATAATGGCCGTAGTAGTAATTTTACTACGATAGAAAGGAGAACTAGGTGTCCCACGAAGTTGAAACAATAGCTTGGGCTGGAGAAAAACCTTGGCATGGACTAGGTGTCGAAGTTGATCCCAACCTAACACCATTAGAAATGCAGGAAGCTGCTAAGTTAAATTGGACTGTTAGTAAACGTCCAAGCTATACCTTAGACGCGCCTGAGTGGAGCGAAGATGTAGGTCTTATCCAAGCGGAGAATACTTTCCACATCGTTCGTGATTCTGATAACCGAATACTGAGCCATTGCGGTAGGGACTATATACCTATTCAAAACTCAGACATCTTTAAGTTTTTCAAACGCTTTACCGAAGCAGGCCATATGACTATGGAAACTGCAGGAAGCTTAAAGAATGGCGGTGAAATTTGGGGGTTAGCCAAAATCTCGGAGGATTTCGAGTTAGTGGGTGGCGACCTAATTAAAGGTTATCTTTTAATTGACCAACCGCATATTGTTGGTAGGTCTATGACCATCAAGGTAACCCCTGTTAGAGTTGTGTGCAATAACACAATGACAATGGCTCTACGACAAGATGGAACAACATCTTTCCGGATGCCTCACGTTAGAGAGTTTGGTGACGAAGTTATTGAAGCTGCAGAAGAAGCCTTAGGTCTCTCCGCAGAACAAATGACTAAGTTTAAAGAAGCTGCAACGCTACTTTCTAATAAGAAAGCCAAACACTCCGAAGTGCTTGATTATGTAGGTGAAATATACCAGCCTATAATGATCGCTGAGTACCGTAACGAGCAACGCCTACGTGAAGAAGGTAAGGCTATTGGTATACAGGAGCCTTTGAAGGACAAACTGAATAAGTTTCCTTCGTTAGTAGTGGATGCTATGGAATACAGTCCAGGAGCAAACTTGAAATCTGCTAAAGGCACATGGTGGGGGGCATTAAACGCAGTTACTTATGTAGAAGACCATCTGCGTGAGTCACAAAACGAAGGTAATGCTCTACATAGTTCATGGTTCGGCGCAGCAGCTAATCGTAAGGGCAAAGCGTTGGAGCTTGCTCTAAAAAGAGCAGCCTAATGAAAAATCCCAAAGTATACAAAATAGACGCAGAAGTCTTGGGTATGATTTGGGCTTCACTTCACGAGTCAGCTAACGAGGAGCTGGCTCGTGTTGTGTCGGACACCATGATTGCACAGGGATGTCAAGAACTGACAGGGGTGGATGATCCAGAGCTAATTATAATGTTTTGGAAAAACTACTTAGAGGAAAACGACATAGTTACCTTTACTGATATAAAGGAGGTCCACTAATGGAAGCACCAGTAATCGAAAAAGGGATACCTTTTCCTACTGACATACGCGGGGGAATGAAATACCCCGTTTTCTCCGAAATGGAGGTAGGCGACTCGCTCTTTTTTCCATTAGAAGAGGAAGACAATGCTACCCGTATGAAAAATCGGTTAGCACAGGCTACTCGAACTTATGGTAAAAAGAAAACACCAGAACGACATTTTTTAATCCGCTATCGGTTAGAGAATGAAGTGTCAGGTGTCAGAGTTTGGCGAAAAGATTAATAGAGGAAACTAGTCATGAGTGGTAAAGTACTAGACAAAGACCTCTATATCAAAAACTTGGAAGGGTATGTGATTGAGTTTTCCAAGAGTCAGAAAATACTCGGAAAACTTGTAGCCTATGTAGAGAAAAACGTGCCTCAAGAGCAAGGAACAGAAGATTTATGGGAAACTGTAAATAAAGCTAATGAATTGCTTTATGGACCTACCCGTAGTTACGTAGACCAAGGCTGAACCGTTTCGGGGTACTGGTTTACTTTCGGGTTACTCTTAGGTATATTAAAGGCTGGCTCTACCACAAGGTAGATTTTTTCAAGTAAGAAAGGAGAAAGTTATGACAAATAAAGTTGTAACGTTAACTGTGCCAAAGCCTACGAAAACAGGTAAAAGTGCAGTAAGGACTTTGTACAAGTTCAATGGTAGCGAAAATGCCCCCGAGTGTAAGACACCGCAGATGAAGGCGTTGATTACTACTGTGATGGAAGCTAATAAGGATGAATTAGCATCCGATGCCTTTACATCACAGGACTTGGTTGCTTTGGCTGTTAAGAAAGGTGCTTTGTCAACGCGGCAGGACCCGCTAAGAATCTTTAGGTTCTATGCGAAAAGGCTGACTGAGGAAGGGTACTTTTCTAAGGTTTAGTGCCAACCTTGAGCGCCCTTGCAGGTTCAAGGGCGCTCTCTTTCTAAACCACATTAGTTAAGGGAGGCTTTAATAATGGCTATCGACAAAAAAGTAATTGACAAAAAAGTATTTGAAAAAAACTTTTCCGAACCCGCAACCTTCCGACAGTGTAAGGCGTTTGCGTATGCTTGTCAGGAAATAGAGCGATCAAGAGCAGGAAAAAAAGATCCAAAGGTCTATCAAGAAGTTTTCAAAAAAGTTTGGAAGGAACAAAAAGAAGGAACACTTACAAGAGGCGAATGTAGCGATCTAATTGACCACGCAAAAAATGGAGGCACTGTGCCTGAAAGATTCTTTAAACCCTCGCCCCCTAAACCCACCTCCACCGACGGGGTCGCCCTAGGTCAACACATTGGGAGTGAGTGGTTGTCACTAGACGAAGTTACTGAGCTATGCGATATGGCTCGTACAAAAATGTATAAGTTAATAAAAAGGAAACAGTTCCCCCCTTCTCACCCACTACCGAGAACCCCTACACAACGTGGTGGATCACTCAGGCGGTGGAAAGTAGAGGAGGTAGAAGAATGGCTTAAAACTAAGGAAACCCAAACAACTAAACCACGAAAAAATTCCAAGCCACAACGGAATATTGAATCTATTATCGAAACACTCACTATTGAGGATAATATTCCTATCCCTCCACCACGAGCAGTAATTAAGTCCCCTTTTGTGGATTTAAAAGTGGATCAGAGCTTTTTTATACCGAGTGAGTCTGGAAAACTCCCTCTTTACGTGGGCTTAAGCCTCTTTAGAAAAGCATACCCCAGACGCAAAATCATTCAAAAATTTAGAATGGAAAATGGGGTATGGGGCCATAGATATTGGAGGACAAAGTAATATGCAGAT